CCGCTAGTACGGTGCAGACTGCCTTAGTGGGCTTACTAGAACATCACTCCCCAGTGATGCGGAAATTATATATCCGATTTTACAAACACACCATTGGGCATCAGAGTGCCTTTGCGGTGCTTGATTTCTGCATAAGCCTCCTCCATGCAAGTCACCAAATCAATGTCCTGCAAAGCGCAGTAATTGACCAAGCAGACCATCACATCACCAACGCCATCAACAATCCCGGCGCGGTCGTTCTTGATGGTGGCATCAGCCAATTCACCAAGTTCAGACATGGCCTTAAGAAGCTGCGTATCAGGGGTGCTGTTTGGAATGATCTTCCGAGCTTCAGACCACTGAATGATTTTCATCTGGACATCTGCGTAGCTCATGCTTGCTCCAGTGGAAGGCTGTCTTGTTCTGGGCGCAAAGCAGTTTCAACTTTCTTTCCGCAAGATGCAAAGTCAATCAATTGATCTTGCGTTGGGATGTCAACATTGATGATGCCGTGAGCAACGTGGTTGAGGGCTTGTGCGCGAGTGTTGGCGCGAACAAGGCGGGTTTCTTGGCCGTAGCCAACAATGTAAATGCGGGACATATCTTCTCCTGTGGTTAAAAAAAGGGTGGGCCACTAATCGCTGCACTGCGCTCCAGAGTCCGTGACGGCACTACGCAGCATCCGCTTTTGCGGCCCGAAATCATTTGATGGTCAATCTGTCCTTGCGGACAATGCAGGCTCCAGCAACAGGCTCACCAGCAAGAATTGCGTTCTTGATCTTGGTTTTGCTTGGCTCTGGAGGTTTGGGGTCGCCGCACAATTCAGCAGGGAACTTTGCGCCGTCCTCAAGTACAACGGATTCATCACGGTCAACATACAGCTTAACAATGAAAGACCCGTCAGCAGCCTTGATTTCGTGGATTCCAGCCGTCTTCATGTTGTCGGCAAGGTAATCCCTCAACTTCTCAGCTTTGCGTTCGTAGGCCGTTTGCAAGGCTTTGATGCGTTTGATGGCATTCTTGGCTTGTTCAGCATCTGATTCGCAGTTCAAAACGTAGGCAGCGACAGCGTTTGCTTTGTTGCCGAGCATGACTCGGAATTCGTCAAACGCTGGCAAAGCCTCACCAGTCTCTGGATCAAAAAGATCGTCAAGTTGCCCACGGAAATCGTGAGCGAGTTGGTAGAGACTGGTCATGTTCAGAACGCTGAATCATCCATGTCGCCAAAGCCACTATCGGCTTGACCAGATGAAGTGCCTGCTGCTTTGGCAAACTCAGGGCTGCGCTTGATAGCGTCCTTGAGCTTGTCGTGAAACGCATCAAAGATGCCCCAATCAGGGTTGTCCAAATCGAACATCAAGTTCTGATGAATGCCAGCAGGCTTGCTGTTCTTCAATGCCGTTGGCAATGGAGTCAGGTTTGCCACATTGGAATACGTCTTGCCATTTGTTTCGCTGGTTGTGACGTTGACCATGCAGTACGCACCAAGCAGCTTGCTGATGTCAAAGCCTTTGGCTTCTTCGTCAGTGAACTCACGACCGCGCCAAGACTGCAAGTCCTTACGCAAGGATGCTTTCTCGCTGAGAGACAACGTGTATGACTTGCTGATGGTCATCGGCATCTCTTGACCGTCAAACTCAAGGGTCAAAGGCTTGCCTTCTTCATCCTCGCCGAACAATTCCCAAGCAACACGAATTTTGTGTTGCAATTTCTCACCGTACTGACCAGACGACAACTGAGTGCCAAGGTCAATCAAAGAGTAGCAGCGACCAACATGAACGCCAGAAGGCACACGTTTGAAGTTACCACCACCACTGTCAGAAGCTACAAAGCCCATTTTCATTCTCCAAAAAAACAGCCGTTACAGGTCGGCTGAACACCTTATCTAAACCAAAGAAAAAATCCGTGCAAAATTCCAATTGGGAACAACAATGCTCCAGCAATCAAGAAGCCCCACAAGCCCTCGGCAAAGCAAGTGAAGATGTGTGTAAACCATGCAAAGATGCAAGCCAATCCAATAATCCAGCCCATCATTTAACCCTCACAACATGTTCAGCCAAAAGCCAGTTAGACCCAAGCTGGTGAACAGATCGTGCCCACTTGCGTTGGTAGCTGCGGATCACCTCGGGGGAAGCATTGTATGTCTGGAAGATTCGCCGTGCGTGGCGTAAAAGCGTGATGTTCATGTGAACTCCTGTCTTGTTGAGACTCAACTGTAATCCAGCCAACGCATAAAAAACATAGGTGTTTTCCCTATGCTGAAAATCAAAAAACAGTGATAGCCTTCAGCGCATGAAAACACCAGACCAACTTGAAGAAGACTCAGCACAGCACATACGAGATTTGGCTATGCTGGAGGCGTACACCAATTGCGCCCATCCCGGAGATTGGGATGCAGCAGCAATGTCAATCCTAAAACGAGCAATCGAAATCATCACCAAAAAGGAAATGGAAATATGCTACAAGCAAAACAGTTCTATCTGATGTGCCTTGAAAACGGGCCAGTAAGTCAAAGGAAAGTTGCCAACAGGATGAGTCATAGGTTTGACGTTTCACCGGCCACAATCAAAGAGGCTTTGCTAAATGAAGGCTTCATTGAACTTGACTGCATTAAGCGCGAAGGGGCAACTCAAAAGCTGAACCATTACTTCAAGCTGACAAACAAAAAGTTCATGCAGGTTGAAGAAGTCAAGCGTGAAGTAAAGGTCAGCGAAAAATGGGAAGATGGAACGATCAAGTCCAAGGGCAACGCTTTTGATTGGGGCAAGACAGCCAAGGGCATGTTTGACAATCGAGAGGTGGCCCGGATGACTCAGAAGTACCATCAGAACAAACCCATCACCATTTACAGCCGCGCCTGATTGGTGGTATAGTTTTATGAAACCCGGCTACCGAGGAAGTCATGAGCCTCGGGAAAAGTGAACTCCCCACCTGCCGTGCGTTTCTTTCTGGGAGATTTGCGGAGTTGCTTCAATGCACTATTACCAATTCAACATTGGCGATTACAAAAGCCATACCGAACATCTTTCTGAGATGGAAGACCTTACTTATCGGCGTTTGCTCGATTGGTATTATTTACACGAAACACCAATCCCTCTTGATGAACTAGAGGTTGCAAGGCAGATTCGCATGCGTTCGCATAGCGATTGCATAGCAGTCGTATTGCGGGAGTATTTCGAGCGCACTGATGATGGCTGGATTCATCATAGGGCAAACAAGGAGCTTGAAAAGGCTGGTGATAAATCACAGAAAGCCAGTGAGAGTGCCAAAGCCAGATGGAACAGGCAAAAAGATGCGAACGCATTGCCAACGCAGTGCGAAAGCAATGCTACACAGAACACAGAACACAGAACACAAAACACAGAGACAAAGAAGAAGGCAACTGCCGTTGCCTGCCCTCCTGATGTGCAACAGCAAGTTTGGCAGGATTGGTTGTCACTCAGGAAATTGAAGAAAGCATCCGTGACAGAAACCGTTGTCAACGGAGCGAGGCAAGAGGCTCAAAAACTTGGTTGGCCTTTGGAGCAATTTCTTGTCGAGTGGTGTACCAGAGGCTCACAAGGTCTGAAGGCTGAATGGGTTAAGCCTGACCAACAGAGCATGAGCAAGACTGGCCTGATGAACAAAAAAGTCATTTCTGGCCTGACCCGTGGACTTATCGGAGGCGACCACAATGTCCGTTTACTTGGAAACTGATTTTTGCAAGCCTGATGACGGGCTTGATTACATTTTTGGCCGCATGATGGCTATTTTTGGTTCATCCTTTGCCAGACACTTTGAAGAGGTTGACCCGCAGCTTGTTCGGCAAGAGTGGAAAAAGCAACTTGGCAACTTCCTGACATACAGACCAAGCATGGACTTTGCCATTGACAAACTTGATGGAAACTTTGTACCAAGCGCCATCAAGTTCCGCAACCTGTGCAACGCTGGCCCTGAAATCCCTGTTAAGCCGGTCCCTCAGATCACAAAGCAGCGCACACAGGCCGAAATCGCATCCACAGAGGCAGCAAAAGCAAAAGCAAAGGCATTGCTTGCCCAACTCAAGAAAGGTCGGCCATGAGGGCTACAAGACAACAAGCCATCCGTGAGTGCTTAAAAAATCACGGAACTGGATTAACAAGACAAGAGCTGTCTGACATGCTCAAAATTGAAGTTGCAAATGTTGCGACAGCAATCAAGGCAATGCCGGATGTGTATGTGGATCGCTGGATAACAGGAAGGAATGGGCAGTTTCGCAAAGTTTATTGCGTGGTCGAAGTTCCTGAAGATTGCCCACACCCAACAGATAGGGTTTATACCAATGGCAGGCCAGTCACTACTTGGAGACAATTGCAAGCATGACAAAAAGTTACGCATTGAAAAAGCTCCTTGAGCATGGCGCACTTAAACGCCATGAAATCGTTGAAATCACTGGCTGGACAAAAGCACACGTTCACTCTGTCCTGCAATACCTTGACGAAATTGGAGCAATTAAACGTGAAAATCGCAAGTGGACGTTGGCATGATGACCCGCAGAGCAGTTAGCAACGAAGGTGACAGATACCAAATTGAGCTTGGCGAGGCGAGAGTTCTGTTCAGGACTTACGAGTCAACAGGCCAAAAGGTTCTGACACCCGTTCGCATTGAATGGTTGGAGCGAAAGTACGGCACGGGTTCTGTTGCCAGAATTCGTGGATACATGAAGAAACTACAAGACGGAGAATTGGAATGAATTGGCCCTTCCCACCCGCCACAGGCCCAGTGCCTTGGACAAACAAACAAAAGCAGGCGTATGCCAAGCAACAACGCGAGCAAGCTGGTGAGGCTCCGCTGTGACAAAGCAAGCCGAAGCATCAGTGGCATCAAGACGAGCTGTGATGTACCGAAAGGTTCTTGCAGTCTTTGACCAAGTGCCTGCCAAGTTTCAAGCAAGACAAATTTGTGAGCTGTCGGGCATTAACAAAAACCAGACAAATTACGCTGTTCTTGCCAAAATTCTTGAGCAAGACTTCAAGTGTATTCAGGCTGGATACACATCACACGATAGGCATTGGAAAAAACCATGAGACAAGTTATTGGGATTGACCCCGGAGTCAACACAGGTTGGGCAACATACATTGATGGCAAGTTGATGGGTTTGCAGACAATTCAGCCCATTGATATTTACGGGCAAATTGTCACAAGCGAAGCCGAGTTGTTTGTATTTGAGGATAGTCGCCTGCAAAGCGCTGTGTGGATTCCTTCCAAGAACAAAGCTGTGGCAAACAACATTGCCCGGAAGATTGGTCAAGTTGATGCGCTGTGTTCCTTGATTGAGGAAACATGCAACCGTTATGAAATCAAGTTCATGCGAGTCAGCCCCAAGGCAAAGGGCGGCAAGATGAACTCTGAGGACTTTAATGGACTGACTGGCTGGTCAGCAAGGTCAAACCAGCACGAACGTGACGCAGCTATGGTCGCGTGGCAACTGAGGAACCATAATGCGACCTGATATGAAGTCCCGCGATCAAGAGAAACTTTATCACTCGATCATCGGCCAGATTGCCAAGCAGGCCACATTGCATGGGAGTCGCTGGAACGCCGAAAGTTTTAAGCGCTTCTTGATTGACCAGTGGGCACACGAAAGCGGAGAAATGAAAACCATCAGCAAGGTCATGCCAAGCATTGATGGTGAACGCATTGTCCAGCTCGGCCACCAAAGCAGGCGATTTACCAAAGAGCAGGCCATCAGTTTCACCGAGTGGCTGTTGTATTGGGCCAACACAAATGGAGTGACGATTGATGATGTTCCCAAAGCATAACTACATCCGCAGCAAGAAGTTGCTGGAGAACGCCAGACAGATTCCCTGCCAGTGGTGCGGCGCTGATGACGGAACCATTGTGGCGGCTCACACAAACTGGGGTGGTGGCAAAGGTCGCGGCATCAAAGCTGATGACAAC